AACAGGACAGATAAAAATGTTAAGCCATAGGGAGTTTATAATCAATCATTATCATAAGACAGTAGAACAAATCGCTCACAATATATGGCGAGAGCGTAAAGACAGGGGGGATATAGACGCAGATGATGAGAAGAAGAACTGGAAACTTGCGGAAGATAAATTTATGAAAGGTTATGAATGAAAGGAGTGGAGTATGAAAAACATGATCAAGGTTTTACCTGGGAAGGGCCCCCGAGCGTGGTATTGGAAGATCGTTAGCCGGAATGGTAGAACACTGGCCCATAGTGAAATATATAATTCGAAGCAATCGGCTATAAAAACTGCTGTCCAGGTGGCAATGAATCCTTTGGATATTGTAATCCCGCCCCTTGAACGTAGGGGCCCAAAAAAGAAAGGAGCCCTATGAAAATAAAGATATCGGAAGTGCAGATCATCCCTGTCCGGCCAAAGGATGGACTGATTGCTTTTGCAACTTGCATTTTGTGTGATTGTATATATCTTGGCAACATTGCTGTTTATACATCTCCGCAAAATGCTGATGGGTATCGGCTTGTTTTCCCTACTCGGAAACTAACAAATGGCAAGCATATCCGGATTTTTCATCCTATTACGGATGAGGCCCGGAAAAAAATTTTGCAGGCTATTGTTGAAAATATGGGGAGTTTATCATGAGCCATTTACGTTCATTAACAAAAACAGCAAACTATTGCCTGGTTTGTGGCAGGCCTTTGATCAGGGCAAGAGGACAGATTGTTTTTTATTGTTCTAAACAGTGCAGGGGAAAAAGACATAACAGAAACAAATATAATATGAAAAGCGAAAAAGTTCTTTAAAAAATAAAGAACAAAGAAAGCGAAAAAGTTCTTTAAAAAATAAAGAACAAAAAAGGAGAATAAGTTCTTTAAAAAATAAAGAACAAAGAAAAGGAGAATAAGATGGCTTTAACTCGAAAGAATATCGAAACTTTAGCAGAATTGATGTATATGAAAGAGGCAAAAAAAGACGATAAGGAATGGAAAGATCTTCCGCAGGCTCAAAAAGATAAACAGATCGCAATAGTCAATGCCTTCATTGACAATATGGCCAAGCTTGAATATGTGCCCCGGCCGGTTGGCGAAGCTCAGGTGTCCAGGGCCAAACTCCGGGCAACAGAGTTGGATCTGACAAATTTCATTAAGGATTTTATTCAACAAAGAGTCAAAGTCCCGGCAAACCTTATCCAGGTTTTTCCGTATGGAGAGCTTGCTGCTCAAATTGCCAAGGCTTTTATTGACAAAAAGGACACTGCTCAGGCTGATAAGAAGGGCTAATCAAATGAAAAGAATATTCAAAAGTAAATATAAAAACAAAAGCAGGGAATGTCTGCAAGGCCACTGGCATCACTCAACTTTTGAAGCCAGGTATTGTGATCAGTTAGCCTTGCTTGTCAAAGCTAATGAAATTAAGTCTTATGAAACTCAGAAAAAGTTTTCACTGGATGTCAATGGTGTCCATATCTCAAATCATTATGTTGATTTCTTGGTTACCACAAATGAAGACAAACTGGAGATACATGAGACTAAAGGTTTTGCCACTCAGGATTGGTTGTTTAAAAAAAGATTGACTGAGGCCCTTTATCCGGACATCCCTTATATTGTTGTTGTTAAAGCAAAGGAAGGAAGGTTTTATGCAAGATCATATCAGAAATTCAGAAAAAAATAATGACCTCGAAAAAACTATGTTGCGAGCTAAAATTTCAGGGAAGTATTTGATTTCTATTTCCCTGGTTTCTCGAGAAAAGCCCGACGATATTGAACATCATTTGTTTACACAAGACTTTAAATATGCAGACTTCTTTGCAACACTATACGAAATTGAAAAGCTTGTGAAAAAGCTGTATGATAAAAGAAAAAAAATTTAATCTCTTGACTTCGTTTGGGTTACAGCGTATTATTTATGTAGGTTTTTAAAATGTGATAAAAGCATGGTTGTGTGGATGTCAAAGCGGTGATTGATATCTGAATAACATAACCATGCTTTTTTTTATAAGGAAAAGAGAATGAAAGATTTTGATGTTCAGTTCGAGTGTTGTTTTAATCCGCATAGACAAGTTATCAAAATTGATGGCGAAGGCCAGTCCGAAATTATCTTCACTGCTGACGCCTCGCAGTTGGCTCCAATTCTTACTTCAATGGCTAAGTTTAAAGGAGCTCTTGTCTTATGTCAATTGAGAAAAGTGGGGGGGCAAGATGAGCAAAGAAAAGGCACTAAATCATCGACCAAAGTTATCCGCTGAACAACAAAGAGAAGTCTGCGGGTTGATAGCTGCCGGATATGGAGCATTGCGAATTACTCAACATTTTGAAGAGCATTATGGTATTTCTTTGAATCCCACAACTCTTCACGTAAATTATATCAGGAAGAAAAGATGGCAGCCTCTTATCAACAAACTCCGGGCAAAGATGGATGCGAATCTGGCGAATCACTGTCTTGCATCTAAAACTAACCGCTTAGACATTATCAAAGAAGCAATTGACGAATGCCTTACCTGGCGACTCGATAAAATATATTATGATGCTAATGGCAAGGAGCTCAGCAGGATTGAAAAAAGGAATGTTACTTCCATTGCCAGGTTGGTTGAGCAGGCCCGGAAAGAAGTTGATGGGGATCAAAGTGAAGGGGCTAACCTGGAAGTCAACATGTATAATATTATAAAAGACGCAAACAAAACGCCAGAAGGGGTTATGAATGGAATCTCGGTTACACGAAAAGGAGATCCTATCCTTGATAAGTTCCTGGAAAAATAGTCCAGAGCTTTATTTTGAGCAGGCCCTTGGTATAGACAATCTATGGGATGGCGAAAGGGCTATTCTCCGGGCTGTTCCTGTGGCTATTAAAGAAAAAAAGAACATTGTTGTGCCTTCCGGGCATTCTCTTGGCAAAGATTTTGTTTGTGGTGGGCTTGTTCCGTACTTCTTGCAGGTGTATGGGCCTTGTGTTGTTATTACTACTGCTCCAACAGGCCGGCAGGTGGATTCTGTTATGTGGGGAGAGATAGAGTCCCGGTATAATTCAGCAAAGATAAAGCTTCCCGGCCGGTTGATGACTTCAAAGATTGAAGTTGATTCCAAATGGTATGCTTTAGGGTTTACCACAAAAGAGACCGGCCAGATGGTTGGGAAGTTCCAGGGATTCCATAGTCCAAGAGTTTTTGTTATTGCTTCTGAAGCTCAGGCAATATCAGATGTTGTTTATGAACAGATAGACGCAATCTTGACTGGCGATATCGGGTTATTGATTGAAATCGGGAATCCTTTAAGAGCAACAGGCCAGTTTGCCAGAGATATAAAAAACACAAAGGACAATCTTGTGATCCATTTATCCTGCTTGGATTCTCCAAACTACATTCAAAGAAAAACAGTTGTCCCTGGTGTGTGTTCGTATGAGTGGGTAGAAAAGAAGCGGAAACAATGGGGCGAAGATGATCCCAGGTGGGTTGCCAGGGTATTGGGTAAAGTGCCAACATCGTCAATTGATACAGTGTTTTCTCAAGATTTGGTTGATAAAAGGATCGACGCCGAGACGTTTTCGGCAAAAGTCAAGCGTGGTGTTGCAATTGATGTGGCCAGGTTTGGCGATGATGAGACAGTTATCTATGGCGGAACAAATGGCATAGTTGAAGCTCAAGATATTTATACGCAGCAATCTACCACAACAACAGCCGCCCGAGGCATGATTATCCATAATAAAATTAAAAAAGGCAATTTCATTGTAGTTGATGGAGATGGTGTTGGCGGTGGGACAATTGATACGTTGACGGATATGCAATTGTCAAATGTTGATATTATGGAAATACATGGGGCCGGGAAACCGTTCAATGATGATTATCAAAACAAACGTGCTGAAATGACATTCATTGCTCAAAAGAGATTGGAAGAAGGCGAAGCATCTATCCCGAATGACACTCTTCTTATTGAGGAATTGCTTGAGATAAAGTATTTTGTCAACAAACGTGGCAAGATACAGATAGAAGAAAAAGATGATTTGAAGGAAAGGCTTGGCAGATCTCCCAACAGGGCCGATGCTTGGATAATGCTTCAGTATGGGTTTTCTCAAGCTTCACACATAAAAACAAAAGACGGATGGGGATCTTTAACCGAGGAAAACACTGCTATTGGCGTAGCCGGAGCAGGACAGGGGGCGATGGTAGGATGATAAATGCTTTTTTAGAGAAATTGCAAAGGATTGAATGGAGCACTCAAGAGCTTATTGTGGGTGGGTTGATTGGCCTTGTTTATATTAAAGTATTGGGATTTGTGGCTATTTTCAATGCTGTATGTTGCGGCATTCTGTTTGCTATGGGTGGCAGTAAAGAGTTTCATAAAAACTGGCGGAGACTCGGCGTTCCTTTTGTTTTCACTATGTTGGCATGGTTGTCAACAGGCCAGGCTTTTGTTTTATATACATTTATACCGATGTGGGCTGTTTTGACAATCGGATATGGGATCCCGACTTTTCAGGGGCCGGGCGGAGTTCCTGATGATAAAGGATCTGTCCTGGGCCGATGGATATATTATAATTTAGCAAGCCAACAAGAAGAAACAGCAACTTTATATACCCGGGCTGTGATAGCTGTTTTAATAGCCATTACTTGCATACCGTTAGGGTTTATAAATTATACAGGGTGGGCAATCGGATCAATTCTGTTAGTGCCATCCTTTGCACTCTTTTCAATAATAGATTTTGATTAAACAAGGAGCGTCTCATGGGATTAGCCAAAGACTTAAATTATGATGAAAAAAGCAAAACTCCTATGGAATATGAGGATGTTTTTGACTCTAAGGATCCATCCGGGACAGTCAAGCTAATTGAACAAAGGACAAGATATGCCCTGCGAAGAGAAAGCAAATGGCGAGAGCTTGCGAAAGAAGACTATAAGTTTGCTTTAGGGGAACAGTGGACAGAAGAAGAAAAGCAGTTGCTTAAAGAGCAAAACCGGCCTGCCATGACATTCAACAAGATTGAGCCTATGATTGATCTTATTGGCGGATGGGAAAGAGAAAACTCTTTAAGAATACGAGTTACGCCCGAAGGTGGCGAAGACACTCTGTTCTCAGAGATAGGCGATCATCTGATGAAGGCTATTGACAAATGGACAAAGCTGAATTTCAAGATAGATCATCAGTTTGACGATGGGATTATCTCAGGCAAAGGGTGGCTTGAGATGTCAATTTCTTATGATGATGACGTTGTAAACGGAGATTTAATATTCCGTAATTGTAGTATATACCAGATTTTAAAGGATCCGGATGGCAAAGAATACGACAGAAGCGATTGGGATTATATAATCAAGTTGACAAAGCTTTCCAAGAGTAAGCTTAAAAAAATGTACCCGGAGAAGGCTTCTGTAATTGATGGTATTACAGAAGACAATATTGGATATATCGGGTTAAACGATACCATGAAAGAAGGCGATGCGGACAATTACCATTTAGGCAAAACAGATATGGAAATATCTGATGAGTCAACTATCCTGGAAGAAGGCGATTCAGCTAAACTATTATTAAAAGAGTGTTGGTACCGTAAATATGTTACAAAGTTTTTTGTTTTTAATGTTAAGCTCAACAAGCTTGAACGGTTTGACAGCAAGGAAGAAGCCGAGAAAAGAAGAGAAGAGATTTTAGCAGAAGCAAAGCGACAGCATGAAATGGCGTTGCAGGGGTATGAAGCTATAAAGCAAACAGCAATGGCCACACAAATGATGTCTGGCCAGGTCAATCCCAATGCAATGCCTACTCCGCCAGTTGAAGAAGAGATCGATGTCAAGATCATTAAAAGGCCGGTATCTGAAATGTGGTTATGTGCGACTGCTGCCGGAGAATTACTGCAAGAGCCTGTCCGGAGCCCATTCGCTCCTGTATATGAAGATTTCCCATTTTTCAATTACTTTGCTAAGTGGTATGTTTCAGCAGAGAATGAGGAAACAGCAATTAAGGGTATTACACGAAACGCCAAAGATCCGCAGAAAGAGATTAACAAGTCAAAATCTCAATTTCTGCATATTATAAATACATCAGCAAATTCCGGATGGGTTGGGGATAGAGATGCCTTGTTAGATACAGAGTGGGAAGATCTCAAGAAAATGGGAGCTGCCCCAGGGATTATTATACGCAAAAAGCCCGGATCTCAGCTTGAAAGAATAAGTCCCGCAGGTGTTAGCCAAGCTCATCTTATCCGCAAAGAAGACGCATCCCAGGACATCAAAGATGTAACAGGAGTCAATCCGGATGCTATGGCAATGCAAGATAAGACTACCTCGGGCCGAGCAATTGGCTTAAGGATCAAGCAGGCTTTGACTATTTTGTCAAAGTATTTCAGGAATTTCCGGTTTACTAAGGAAATGATCGGAGAAGCAATTTGGAGTGTTGTTCCGGAAGTGTTTGATGTTCACTCAATTAAAAAGGTTTTAGGCGAACAGTTCATGCAGGTCAATCAAATAGACGAGTCTTATTTAAAAGCCTTTTTAGCTCAGATTGCAGATGGCCGGTACAATGTAAACATAACGGAGTCGGACAATTCTTCTACATTAAGACAGGAAACCTTTGAGCAATTGACAGAGTTGGCTTCAAACGGATATCCGATCCCGCCAGATGTTTTGATTGAGTTTAGTTCGATACCAAACTCAAAAGAAGTAATAGACAAGATTAAGCAGTATATGGCTGCTCAGCAAGAAGCAGAAGCAAGCAAAAAGAAATAGATTGGTAAAGGCTAAACGCCTAAGCATAAATAGGCGAAATCCTGGCTTATAGGCCAGAAACAAGGGGGAAGTAAATGGGAGTAGATGAAAAAGTTGTCGAGCAAAAGATTCAGTCTGGGGAAGAATTAACCGCAGAAGAGACAAAGTTTGTGATGAGTTACCCAAACCCGGAAGAGGGTGGGAGTGTTGTGGTGTCTCCTGATCCAGAAGAAGATGATGCTTTTGATGACATGGAAGAAGAGGACAATTCTAAGCAAGATGAAGATATAACTTCCGAAGAGGAAGAAGACGCAGCATCCGGCGAAAAACAGGATGCAAAGGAAACTCCTGATCCTAAAGAAAAAAAGGAGAAAGCTCCGGAAGACTCTGAAGCAGGCTCAGAAAAGAAGGAGAAGAAGCAAGACGAGGCAGAAGGAAAGCAAGAAGCAAAGTCAAAGCCTGAAAGTTTAGCGGATAAGTTGGAAAAAGAGTTGCAGAAACCTGAAGGGCAAGAGGATTTGTCTGAGTTCTCTGATAGGGAAAAAGGTCTTTATTATGAGCTTAGGAATGAGCGAAGAAAAAGACAGCAAGCCCAAGAGGAGCTTGATGTTATAAAATTTAATAACATTAAGAAAGAGAATGAAGCAAAGCAGGCTCAAGACACTGAGAAGATAGAAGGCGAAATCAAGGAAGCTGCTGAAAGGCTGAATGAATTGCTTGAAGGTGGCGATTCTGAAATGTTGACAAAAGCAGAGGCCAAGGAGATGTTGGATCTTTATAAAAAGATATCATCTGCCAAAAGCACTGATCCAGGAAGCCAGGCTGAAAGCATAGCGGCAAGCCGCAAGAGCTTTATCAGAATGGCCGAAATGAACGCCAGAGACATAATCGAAAACAGACGTCTGAAAGGTAGTGAGATGCCTGATTATGAGGAAGTCCTTAAACATGGCCCGGATATCATTGACACTAATGAACAGTATAAAAAGCAACTCTTAGAAGCATACGAAAAAGGGAAAAACCCTGCTTTATTGGCGTATGATCTTATCCGCAATGATGATAAATTCAAAACCCTGTATGGGAAAGAGGAACAGGCAAAGGGGAAGAAAGGCAATTCCGAGGATGAGGATGAAGGCAAAAAAACTCTTAAGAAGATTAACAACAATCTTAAGAAGCCCAAGACATCGGGAGCCCATGGTGGTGGAGCTGATACTTTTGAAGACAACAAAGGCAACAAGTATTCAGCCAGTCAACTATTGGCTATGTCAACATCTGATTTTAGGAAAGTTCCCAAAGCTGTGAGGGATAAGTTCCTTAAAAACTTTTAAAGGAGATAAAAATGGCTAATAGTCAAACAATTGCCGGTTTAAGAAAAGCTTTATGGAGAAAAGCTTTATTTGCTGATGTCCAGGATGAAGTTTATATGACCCGCTTTATTGGCAAGTCCGAAACTTCCATGATTCAGGAAATGGAAGATTTGAAAAAGGATAAGGGCGATAATATAAGCTTTGGGCTTGGTGTAAAGCTTTCAGGAGATGGCATCACTGGAGACAGTGAGCTTGAAGGAAACGAAGAGGCCCTGACTGATTATGATGAAGATGTTGCAGTTGATCAGTTAAGGCATGCAGTAAGACTCAAAGGAAAGATGGATGAAAAGAAATCTGCTTATGATATGCGTATGTCTGCCAAGAACAGGTTGAAGATATGGTGGGCTGAGCGTATTGATAAAGAGATTCTGGACAAACTTTGTGGAAAGACATCATCAACTTTTGCAAACACGCCAACAACTCCGGCTTCAACTCGGAATATATGGGCCAATGATGCAGGGGCAGATGCTTCTTTGACATCAGATGAAGTTATGGACACAAAGTGCATCCTTGCAGCAAAACAGATGGCCAAGTTGGCTTCTCCGAAAGTTGCTCCTTTAAGGATCGATGGCAAAGATAAGTATGTGTTGATTATGCATCCTTATCAATACACCGACCTTAAAAAGGATCCTGTTTTCAAGCAGGAAGCCAGAGAAGCAGGGCCAAGGGATTCAAGCAATCCTATATGGAGTGGAGCTATCAAGGAGTATGATGGTGTAATAATCCATGAGCATGAATATTGTTATGCATGGAGTGGTGGCTCCGGAGCTGAGCCTATTGCACGAGCTGTTTTGTGTGGGCAGCAAGCCGCAGTTATAGCTTGGGGAAAAGAAGTCGCTTGGACAGAAAAGAGCTTCGACTATGGAAACAAGTGGGGTATTTCCGTTGGAGCTATCTTTGGTGTCATTAAGCCGATGTTTAATAGCTTAGATTATGGCGTTGTTACCATAACGACTGCTGCGACAACTGCTTCGACAGCATAACCAAAGGGGGGCGATTATGAGTTTAATCGCATTATTGTTAAACGGAAACTTTTGGATTGGTGTGATTATAGGATCATGCGTAACCTATATTCTCCATTCCTTTATCGTGAGACAGCTTCAAAAGTTACACGATAAAAACGATTGAAAGGAATAAAAAATGGGAGCTTTAAGTCCAACAGTAGTAAAGAAGACGGAATTTGCAGGCGATATCAAGTTAAAGATATTTACTGTAACACCGGCGGCGGCAAGCGACACGATAGATTTGTCAGGATATTTTGACACAATCTATGGAGCGTTTGCTCATTTAGAAGCAGGATTGGATGCAAACTTGACGATATTGCAGACATCCTTCTCGAGTACGACAGTTACGATAAAACAGCTTAAGGCAGATGGAACAACAAATGCGTCAGACTGGACAACTGCATCGATCAGAGTGTATGTTTTCGGATCAGATGTCGGGACAGATGCGTAAAAAATAACTACATGGGGGCCAGGTATATCCGCCTGGCCTTCTGTAAAAACATGAAAGAGGATAAACATGTCAATCAAAATTAAATGGGCGGGGATGAGTCAGAAAGATTTGTTTGATCTTTGTGAGACAATCTTCGACAATTTCAATAGCTGTTTGGCCCATATGGATGACGATGGGAATCCCTTGACTCATACAGACTATGAAGAGACTTATGCAATAACCAACATTTTTGATGATACAGGATCAACAGATGTTGGCGGGGGAGATATTAAAGTAAGATCTGGCGGAATGTTCCTGGGAGATCTTGTAACTGCATTAAGTTCATTAAGAACAAACTTCAATGCAGTTTTAACAAGATGCGGATCTGATGCTGCTCCGAACGGGACAACAGCCTATACTGCTTTAAAGTTTGGGACAACAGACAGAGATTGGGAAACAGTCAATGTGTCAAGATCTAAAATTCAGACATTAGGAGCAAACCAGGATGCTATTGTCCGCTTTTTAGATGCGTTCATTGACAAATTCAATGAGTTCCTGGGTGTCTTGGATGATGATTCAAGCGTAACTTCAACGGATTATTTTGATACCTATGGTATTGAAGATGTAGTTGCGTTTAGTTCATCATCGAGCTCAAGCAGCTCAAGTAGTTCAAGCTTGAGTAGTTCAAGTTCGAGTTCAAGCAGTTCGAGCCAGAGCAGTTCGAGTTCAAGCTCAAGTAGTTCAAGTTCAAGCTCGAGCAGTTCAAGCCAGAGCAGTTCAAGCTCGAGTAGTTCATCCTTGAGTTCGAGTAGTTCGAGTTCAAGTAGTTCAAGTTCAAGTAGTTCAAGCGAGAGCATATAACAAGGGGGTTTTAAAATGGCTAACAGACCGCAAGGATGTAAATCTACGGTTATGACAGCCGATGGGTATGTAATCAACAAAGCCCTGAAAAATGTATATTCCCTTGTTGTAAGCTATAAAGGAGCTACGGAAGGGGATGTCATTGTATTGCGAGATGGTGGCCCGACTGGCACTATCAAGGCGTATGTTGTAATCCCAACGGACAACGGTGTAAATTCAATCCCACTGGGAAGATATGGTATTTGTTTCGCAACAAGTATCTATTATTCTGAACAGGCAACGGCTGCCGGCAAGATCCGGACAACTGTTGTGTGGGATTAAACGAGAGGGGCCTTCGCAGGTTTGACTTAGGCATAGGGCTTAAGATTATAATCTGCGTATAAGTGCCCCTTTCTAACTATTAGCCCTATGCGTAAGGAGAAAAAAGATATGGAACACAATTTATTTAAACCTAAAAACTTTAATGAAGGCAAGCATGGAGTTGTGGGCAACTGCAACGGTATCCCTATGGATGTCCGTTACAAGGAAGAAACTCCTATGTTTGCAAAAAAGATTGTGAGTTTATTGGATAATGTCCACACAATAGAAGATGCTCCATTTATTTTAGATTATGGGTGTGGAGTAGGAAGGATTGCAAAAGAAATTCTAAAAGATAATTTATTGATAATTGTTGGTGTTGATGCGTCAAAAGAAATGAGAGATTTTGCTACAAAAGACATTGACAATAGTGATTTTACAGCAGCAGCTCCAACAGATTTAAATACTCCTAAAATGTTTGATGTTGCATATTTGGTGTATGTGTTGCAACATATTCCGGCCATTGAGATTAGGGAAGCCTTGCAAAGGATCTATTTTTCTTTGAAGGATGATGGGTTTCTGTTTTACTGTTCCAGTGATTATCGAATGGCTATCCGGTTTGACAATGGCGGTTTTGCTGATGATCGTTTCCTGGGAGTGAATCTGCAAGAAGAGTTGTCCAGGTATTTTGATTTAGTTGGGCCGGCATTTACGGATGAAGAGTTAGCAAGCAATAAAGTAGTACGTAAAATGGTTACCGGAGAAGGCGGGGGCTTAGCTCATCCGGCTTTAATATACAAAAAGAAAAAGATCTCTGGCCCTTTGTTCAATGCTACGCCTTCGGAAAAAGGGGAGTATAAAGACATGGGCGGATCTAAACTCGTAGCTTCAGGGCCTTCTAATGAAGGAAAAACACCGCAAAAACTCGTTCTTGTCCAAAAACAGTCTCCTGGGGATATTTTGCTTGCGACAATTGCTTTGCGTGATCTGCATCAATCTTATCCGGGCGTATATATAACAGATATGAGAACACCTGCGAATGATCTGTTTGCAAACAATCCTTATATAACACCGATTAAAGGCCCCGCAGATGAAGAGCTTATCATTGCAAGACTTAAAGGCGATCCGGAGCATCCGCCTATTACCAGAGATGGAATAACCTATTGCAATTTGCATTATCCGAATGTTCACGAATCAGGCGTGTCTGGACAGCATTTCTCTGATGGGGAAACACAATTCTTGCATAAACAATTGGGGTTAGTCTTGAAGAGAACAGGTCTCCGGCCAGAAGTATATCTTGATTTTAATGAGCAGAATTGGCCTTCTCCAGTGGTAAGCAAGAAAGGATTTGAGGGGAAATACTGGGTTTTAAATGCAGGAGCAAAACAGGATTTCCCATTGAAACAATATCCTTATTTCCAGGAAGTTGTCAATTTGTTGTCTAAGGAAGGCATTACTTGTGCCCAAATAGGCCAGGCAAGCCATTTGCATAAAGCTTTAAAAGGAACAGTTGATATGATTGGACAAACAACACTGAGAGAGCTTATCCGGGTTATATACCACGCTGAGGGAGTTATTACTTGTGTTTCTCTGCCGATGCACTTAGCTGCTGCAATGGGAAAGCCTTGTGTAGTTGTTGCCGGGGGCCGAGAAGGGACAAGATGGGAGTTGTATCCGGATCATAGATTTTTATATGTGAACGGAGCCTTGCCTTGTTGCAGTTATGATGGATGTTGGAAGAGCAAGCTTTCCGAATGTCTCAATGTAACCGACAACAATATACCCTTGTGCATGAAAATGATTAAGCCACAAATGGTTTCTGATTCTGTACTTATGTATTATGAGGGTGGTATTCTTCAGAGGGAAAGCGAGGTGGCCTATGTTTAAAAAAGTTGTCAAAATACATACTCAGCCGGATGCTGTAACAAACGCATACATATTTAATAATCTCAGGATATTAAAAGGGAAGAATCCCGGGGATTGTTATTATGAAGAGTATTTGAGGCATTTTGAGCGAGAAAGAGAAAAGTTCTTTGATCAGTACCATTTTGCTGTTCACTATGCTATCAACAACGCTCCTAAAAGGATCCTGGAGATTGGTACCAGGACAGGCTTATCTATATGCAATCTTTTAAGTGCCTATATTGATCCTAAGATTGCCAAAAGGGTTGTGTTGATTGATGTATGGAATGATGGGTTTGCTTCTCCCGGAATAGTGAAGATGTATTTCAAGGCCTTGAATTTGCCTCTTGAGAATGTTCAGTTTATCACTGGGGACAGCAAGGTTGAAGTTCCGAAACTGAAAGAGTCTTTTGATTATATCCTTGTAGATGGCGATCATAACAAAGACACTGCTTGGATAGATCTGGAGAATGTTGTTCCTTTGATTGCAAAAGCCGGTGTTATAGTTTTTGATGACATAACAGATAGGGGCTGCAATCTTCAAGATGTATGGGATAAATTCAAAGATAAATACAATGGCCAGTTTGATTTTGGCGAAAACCACGATGGGAAGGGGGTCGGATGGGCAATCAAGAAATAATCATGCATCCTTTGGATAAAGAATATTTCCAGGAATACCCGGCTCCTGTTATGCAAAAGATACATGCAGGGCACTGGACAAACATAAATTCAACTATTACCTTTTATGGGCCGATGTTGTATTTCCTTGTCCGGGCTTTAGGGTGTGAGCAAGTTCTTGAGATAGGACACGCAGAGGGATATACATCTTATTATCTTGCTCATGCAGTTAAGGATAACGCTGTACGATTCGGCATGCAGGGGAACAGGTATTATGGAATAGACATAATTCAAACGGATGTAATGAAAGAAAAGGTTGCACGTGAAAGCCTGCCGGCCACTATAATCAATATGGATTCCATAAACTTGACACAAGATACATTCAAAGGGAAAACCTTTGATTTGATATTCCAAGATGGGGCTCATGATACAGAGCATGTTTTGCATGAAATGGAAGTGCTTTATCCGCAACTGAAGTCAGGCGGATCAGGGTATTGGGTTTTTCATGATTGTTATGGCCCGGCAGAAGATGGGTTTCATCAACTAAAAAAACTAATCAAGGCAGGGAAATATAAGTTTGAATTTGTGAGGCTTTTCTCTGTCTATGGGTTAGCCATATTAAGAAAAATGGAAGGATATGATGAGAATAAGCTTTACTGGAATGATTAAGAAAGATAAGAACAAACAACTTGTTTATGCTGCGGGTGTCTTTGATTTGCTTCATATTGGGCATGTTCGGTATTTGCAAAAAGCCAAGAGTATGGGCGATGAGTTGATTGTTGGATTGCTAACTGATGAAGGGACAGCAAGATACAAACCATATAAGCCTATTATCCCTTATGAGCAAAGATATGAAGTGTTGATGTCTTTGCGATGCGTGGATTATATTGTAAGACAATACGACACTGATCCGACAAGCACTTTTATGGAGCTTGCTTTGGCTCATAAAATGATACCGGATATCCTTGTGCGGGGAGATGATTGTGTTGGCGTTCCGCCCGGAAGTGAATGGATAGAAGCCGCCGGTGGTGTAGTTGTGAAGATAAGTTATACACAAGAGGTTTCTGATAGCAAGATAAAACAGGAGATAGTCAAAAAATGGAATATGGCGGATATGAAATAAAATATAAATGGCTTGATGGGCCGAAAGCCAGGTTGACGCTTATGGAGATTGATGATTTTTTCAAGTCTTTTGGTATCCCCATGTGGCTTGAATATGGGACACTGCTTGGGGCAATTAGGGAAAAGCGGTTTATAGTGTACGATTTTGACATTGATATCGGCATATATGCAAGAGACGCAATCAAGATAGTGAATAATTACAAAGATTTCCAGAAAAAGTTTATGGATATACAAGGGCATACATCTCATTGGGTAATTGGCCCGGACAATATCTTGTCAAAGATAGTTCTTGCGAAAAGGAATATCAAGATAGATGTTGACATCTGGTGGCCGAAAAAAAAGACAAGGTTTAGATTCATACACTGGAATCAGGAAAAAGGTACTTATCAGATAACAGAAATTGACAGAAAGTTTCATGATACGTTTGAAACAGCCATGCTTTGCGATAGGGAATACAGAGTTCCGGCCTTTACGGAAGAGTATCTTGAAGTTATGTATGGCAAGGATTGGAGACAACCAGTAGTCGGGAAAAGTGGGGATTGGTACACGAGAAAAAATTTAACCTTAAAGGAGTTGGAACATGGAAGATGCAAAATGTCAGATATGTAGTAGTCCGTTGAGGCCAGAAGATATAGACAAAGTCAAAGCTTGTGAGAACAGTTTTTCTTTGTGTGGATGGTGTCAGCTCAGAGTTAAGCAATACATAGAAGGAAATATTGGTGGATCAGTTATAAATATATACTGGGGGGCCGGACATGTGTGTTGGAGTTCATGGAATTCCTTGCGAGAAATTATAAGGAAATACAACATAAAAGAAGTGTTCGAGTTCGGGACAGGGTTATCAACTGAGCTGTTTGTGAATGAGGGTTTAGATGTAGTAAGTTCGGATGTGTGGAAATGCCATTCAGAATTATATCAAAGACATAAAGGCCTGGAAAAGGTTAAGTTCCACTGGTACCTTGACGGAGATCATTTTCCAGATTATGCTTCTTTATATCCCGGCAAAAAATGGGATTTTGTGTTTGTTGATGGCCCGCAGGAAAGATCCCGGGAAGTCAAGAAAGCTATGGAATTGTCAAGCAGGTTTATATATTTGCATGATCCAAATCTTGGAGAACAGGATTTTTTCCCAAATGAAAACTGGAAGCCAACAGAAAAAGGCTCTAAGTTGTTTGAGAAGGGGGGAATATGACAAAATTCGCTTTTGTAGTTGGGGCTTGTAGTAAGTATGTCCCGGAATTATGTGGTTTGCTTAACTCCCTTGATTATGTTGGCAATGAACACGATGTCCATGTATTGGGTATTGATTTGCCGGAACAGTTCACAAGCCAGTTCAGTAAATTAAATTATAATGTAGTGCATCATGCAATAAGCCAAGAAGAAATTAGTTCCGGCCGGGGTATAAGCGAAATAGTGTGCCGCAAGCGATATTGGTATGCCGCAGATATAGGGTTAAAAGAAAAGTATTCTGCTGTATGTGTGTTAGACGCAGACCTTGTGTTTGTAAGGAATCCGCATCAATATTTTGTAATAGCGGAAAAAACAGGTTATATCTTGGGGCCATGTAAAGAACAGAACAAAGTTTATAATGACAGCCATCATGAAGTTGACGGTAAATGGATATGGAATTTTGAACGCAACTATTGGAATGATAAAGACTTATGCAATTGCCCTGTTTTTCTGGATCCACGTGTATGGGCTGATGCTTTGAAAATGTCCTGGGATATATTCTTGAATCATGGATATAAGGCCCCGGACATGGATGCTATGAATATGTCTTTTCTGCATTATGGATCATCTGATAAAACAATACCCTTGCCGGGATTGCAATGGCTTGGGACAAATGAACAGCATTTAAAGCCATATATAAGAGTGGTAGAAAGAAGAGATGGCAAACTCTGGACAGAAAGCGGGATTGAAATATATTGTTTTCATGGCCAGTATTATCATAAAAAATGGCGTGAATGTCAACTTGCCAACAGACATAATTGTGCTAATGGATATTTGAAAGCGACAGAATGTTCGGATAACATTGCCCGAGGAGCAATGGATTTGTTGTATGCGACATTCAATCGCATGTTAGATCATAAAATAATAATTGATAAGATAAATTATAGACATCCGGGCGAAAAACCAGAATGAGCTGTATAAACAAAGGGGTGTTCCAATGGCTTATATAGTTGAGCCTTTAAAGCAAGAGAAAAAGTTGCATGATGTGATTCTTAGCACTAAGGCCAAGAGAGTGCTAATCTTTTTCTGGCATGGGATCGGGGATTTAATTATGTTCATGAAGCCTTTTGAATATTTAAAAAGCTTGCATCCGGAAGTACATTTTGATCTTGGGATTGTTCGGGGAATTGGCCAGGAAGAGATATACAAAGATGCAATAGGTTTTACAGCAGACACAGATCTTGAGAAGCAGAATTATGACCTTGTTGCTAAGATACATTTTCCCATGAGTGAGGGCCAAGATAAATACACAAAAGGGGAATATTGTTGTATTCATGAGCTTGGGATTTCGCCGACTTGTGGCCACTCAATACAAGATTGTCCGACTCCTAATAGGATTGTATCAGTTCATTTCAACATTACTTGTCTGCCCAAATCATGCAATCCTGATAGAGATACAGCTCAGAAGATATGGAATGAAATTCTCGGGATGGGGTGTATTCCCATAGAAACACATTTTGAACACGTTTTTCATAATCCGGAAAACAAAAAATTTGATTTTATTGATTGTACGGTAAGGCGGGTGAAGCCCAGGATAAGCACGTTAGCAGGGCTGCTGAAAAACTCAGCGGCGTTTATAGGAGTGGTCTCGGGGAATTTTCATACTGCCTTATCCGTATTACCGCCAGAAAAAATTATGTTGTTGGAGAAAGATTTTACCGCTCCAATGTTCACAAAGGAAAAGATTAAAAGATGTAGCATAAAGCCATACGAGGAAGGGAGCGTGAAAAAATGGTTAGCCCAAATATTGTAGTCCCGCATTTAGACAAAGCGGAAAAAGCCAGTTTGGATGCAATGATGGACAGTTGTATTCCTTTGAGGATTCATTGTCCAGAGTGCAACAAGATTTTTGTTGTGTTCATAAAAGACTTCAATCAAGGGTTGCATTGCTTATTGGGCCAGGCCTGCCCGATGTGTAAAAGGTTTATCAAGGAAAGCGATGATCCTGATGAGTTGTTAGTGGATGCAAAAGAAATAAGAAGCTATTTACAAAGCAAAAAGGAAGGAGAGACGTATGAATAAAGGTACTCCAAAAAGGGATGGATCTGGTAAAGGAAGACGTGCTAACAAAGGGCGAGGGGGATGTATGGTAACTCGTAAAACAGGGCAGGGAAGAAACCGGAGAGTTTAAAGGAGATATATATGGCAACAAGACGAGATATACAGGCGGCACTTGATATTATTAAGTATGCGAATATCATGAATGATTTTCTGGATGAAAGTTCTAAATTTGCAAAAAATGAAAAACAATTAAAGATACCAGCAAATCCTTTAACTGGCACTCCTGCTGTGGAACGAGATTTTACGTTTGAAGAAAAAAAAGAAAAGTTACAACGAATGAGAGATAATTTAACAAATTATCATAATACATTAAATATATATTTATCAGACAACACTAAACGAACACAAGCTGAAAGCGGATTGCAAGCCCTTGGGTGTTCATTAACTGATATAATCAACGATAACACGAATTATAAAATTCATGCAGACAAAATTGCTTATGATGCCAATAATGCTAAAAGCATTCAAGACATAGAAGCGATTGCTGATTATATTGACAGCAATATTGATAAACTTAATTTATTGAGGAACAAATGAGCGTAATAGATGTTGGCGTATTTCCCGGTGGGTCGGGTACAAATGGATTTTCCGGATTTACTTTTGTAACTCCGACAAATCCATCTAATGGCACTGGTACAATAGATTATATTAAAACACAAAATAATGCCGCCGGTGGCCCGGGGTCAGTTGGAGATATTAGTGTTGCGTCTTTTGACTATGAGGGCTCAAATACATTTTCAACAAATGATTATGTTGACATTGCGGATGTTTCAGTTGAAGATGCGGCTACATGGGAATTTAATGCTCCGGGCGATTTTACAGCTTTTGATATAGATTCAGGAAATTACATAGGCATATGGAGTGCGAGGTGGTATTTTTATACATCATTTAATGCGTCTGGTGGAGATGGATACTTTTATGGAACGTATCAAGATTATATACCTTGTTCATCACAAGCGTTTACTGGGTTTCAGGCGAATAGTGCTTTATATTTATATTGCGAAGGCGAAACAAGTGGCGGGTCATCAAGCTCCTCGAGTAGTAGTAGCCTAAGTTCTTCAAGTTCGTCAAGCAGTAGCTCTTCGAGCAGCAGTCAAGAAAGTTCCTCAAGTTCCTCGAGCTCCTCGAGTAGTAGTCTGAGCTCATCGAGTTCGTCAAGCTCCTCAAGCAGCAGTTTGAGCTCCTCAAGCTCTTCGAGCTCCTCGAGCAGTAGCTTAAGTTCCTCGAGCTCTTCAAGCTCCTCGAGCAGCAGTCTGAGCTCCTCAAGCTCCTCAAGTTCTTCGAGTAGCAGCTTAAGCTCATCAAGCAGCAGCAGTTCAAGCAGTAGCAGTTTGAGCTCCTCGAGCTCTTCATCAAGTTCATCAAGCTCATCAAGTTCTTCAAGCAGTAGCTTGAGTTCTTCGAGCTCATCGAGTTCAAGTAGCAGTAGCCTGAGTTCCTCGAGCTCTTCAAGCTCCTCGAGCAGCAGTCTGAGCTCCTCAAGTTCGTCAAGTTCCTCGAGTAGCAGTCTTTCTTCATCGAGCAGTTCCAGTTCATCGAGTAGCAGTATAAGCTCTTC